ATGATCCTGTTCGGTGATCTCAACATGTCGGTCACGATGGGCGACCGTCGCGGCATGACGATCTCGCGCTCGACCGAATACAAGTTCGCTGAAGACCAGATCGCGATCAAGGGAACCGAGCGCTTCGACATCACCTGCCACAACACCGGCGACACCACGACCGCCGGCTCCATCGTGGCCCTGATGGGCGAGTAATCGCGGCGGCGCTGCGGCGCCGCCTTCCCCTTCATCTCCTGAAATTGAGGAGGACCACATGGTCCCGTCTCCCAAGAACGTGATTGCGATCACGCCGATCTCCAAAACCAATGGCGCGACTGCCACTGGCGAATACATCGACACCAAGGGCTTCGACTATGCGGTGATCTCGGTCATCGCCTCGACGGCCGATGTGGTGTCCAACACGCTCTCCGTCCTCAAGATCGAGGAAGGCGACACTACGTCGTCTTTCGCGACCTTCGCCGGGGCGGTGCAGAACACCGACTTTACCATCGCGACCAATGCCTACACGTCGACCGCCAACGGTCAGAACGTCTGGACGTTCGGTGTCGATACCCGCGCCCGCAAGCGCTATTTGCGCGTCTCGGCCTCGCCGCAGACGACGATGGTGATCGGCGGCGTGGCGTCCCTGCATCGCGGCGAAAAGGGCGTCCCTGCCAATGCCGCCGATGCCGGCTCGCTCAACGCGATTTACGTCTGACGACATCCCGGCCGACCACCGGGACAGAATGTCAGTGCTGACAGCGGGGGCGGGTGTCGGCCCGCCCTCGCACATTCCTTCCGACAAAGGACACATCAATGACCGACCTCATTCGCCTCGATCTCGGGGCCGAAGACAAATCGCCTGCCGGCTATATCCCGATGGGCCACGACCACGGCACGGAAATCTTTCCGCTGCCCTATGCGGATGCCTCAGTCGACGTGATCCGCGCCAGCCATGTGCTGGAGCATTTCCCTCACGCCCAGGTGCCAGCGGTCATCGCCGAATGGAAGCGGGCGCTGAAGCCGGGCGGCGAGCTAAAGATCGCCGTTCCGAATTTCGAGTACATCGCCAAAGCCTATCTCGACGGGCAGGAGCTGCCGATCGAGGGCTATACGATGGGCGGCCAGACGGACGCCGACGACTTCCACAAGGCGCTCTTCGACGCCGGCACGCTGGTTGACCTGTTCCGCGGCGCGGGGTTTGTCGACATCGGGCCGTGGGACAGCGACTGCGACGATTGCTCGCGCCTGCCGGTATCGCTCAATGTGCGCGGCGTGAAGCCAGTCGCGATCGAGGCCGGTTCGTTCAAGATCGCGGCGGTGATGTCCATGCCGCGGCTCGGGTTCACCGACAATTTTATGAGCGCCCAGCAAGCGCTCAACAGGATGGGGATCGAGGTCAACACGTTCACCGGGGCCTTCTGGGGGCAGTGCCTGGAACGCGGCCTCGAGGACATGATCGCCAAGGGCTACGACTACATCCTGACGATCGACTACGACACTGTGTTCACGGCGCAGAACGTCTCGACGCTGATCCGGTTGATGATCCTCCACCCCGAGGCGGATGCGATCGCCCCGCTGCAGTCGGCGCGCGGCTGGTCGTCGCCGCTGATGACGATCAAACTGCCCGATGGCATGGACCCGAACGCGGTCCCGCGAAACTTCTTCGACGGCGACCTGACGCAGTTGAAGACCGGGCATTTCGGGCTGACGCTGTTACGCGTCTCCGCGCTCAAGGATCTGCCGAAGCCGTGGTTCTGGTCGAAGCCGGCGCCGGACGGCAGCTGGGCGGATGGCCGGGTCGACGATGACATCTACTTCTGGCGCCAGTGGGAAGCCGCCGGCAAGACCCTGTTCAACGCCAACCGCGTCGTCGTCGGGCATCTCGAACTGATGATCAAGTGGCCTGGGCGCGACCTCAACACGCTGCACCAGCGCGCGGCCGATTTCTGGCGAGAAGGCCCGCCGAAAGGAACATGGCGATGAGAGTTGAAGTGCTGCAGGCGCGAGCCCCGCTCGGTCACAAGCGGGTCGGCGACATCATCGAGGCGATGCCCCCAGGGCAGGCCGGGGATCTGGAACGGCGCGGCATCGTCCGCGTCATTTCCGACCAGGTGGCCCCGGTCGACCGCGCCGTGCGCGCCGGTCAGTATGTGAGGAAAGGTCGGCGATGAGCCTGATCCCCATCCGCACGGTTGCGCCGGCCTCATATCCGGTGACGGCCGCCGAGGTCAAAGCCCAGCTGCAGATCGACAGCGGCGACACGACCTGGGACACGCTGATCGACAACTTCATTGCGGCGGCGACCGCGTACCTCGACGGCTATTCGGGCATCCTCGGTCGCTGCATCATCTCGCAGACGTGGGAAGCGCGGTTCGAGTGTTTCGAGGAAGAGTTCGAACTACCCTTCCCCGACGTGTCGGCAGTCGTGGTGAAGTACTACGACACAAGCGGCACGCTGCAGACCTATAGCTCGAGCAATTATCAGCTTGTGCAGGAAGCCTGCGGATCGGTGGTGAGCGTCTACCTGACCTCGACATGGCCGGCGGTCTACCTCAACCGCGAGGACAAGGTCGTCATCACCATGACGGTCGGCTATTCGTCGGTTCCTGCGGCTATCAAGCAGGCGATCCTGATGATCATCGGGCACTGGTTCACCAATCGCGAGACGGTCGCGGTCGGTCAGACGGTCGCGGACATTCCTTTCGGGGCGTCTGCGCTGCTCGCGCCGTTCCGCCGGGGCGGCGTGTGATGGATTTCGCGGCCGGCAAGCTCGACCAGCGGGTGACGCTGCAGCGGGCCACGACGACGACCAACGGGCTCGGCGAGGAAATCGCTTCGTGGTCTGATCTTGACACCGTATGGGCCTCCTGGCGGCACGCAACGGCGCGGGAGACGCTGGCGGCGGCGGAACTCAGCGCCGTGGTCTCTGACGTGTTCGAGGTGCGGCGGTCGTCAACAATCAGCGACCTCGGGCCGAAAGACCGGATCGTGTGGGACGGGCGGACCTACGACATCGTCGAGGTCACGCCGCTTGCCCGATACGGGCTGCGCATCGGCGCAGTTGCGCGGGGCGAGTAAATGGTCGCGGCAGTGACGGTGAAGGTCGAGGGCCTTGCGGAACTCGACGCGGCCTTTGGCGAAATGAAGAAGGCGACGGCGCGCAATGTGATGCGCCGGGCGCTGATCACGGCAGCGCAGCCGATGGTCGACATGGCCTCGCGACTGGCGCCGGACGATCCGAAGACCGGCCCGCCGGATCTGCATTCGACGATCATCGCCTCAAGCCGGGTGCGCAACACGATCGGCAATGCCGAGTTCTCGGCGGTGCTCAGTGGTGGCGGCACAAGGGCAGAGGCACGGGCCGCGCTGATCGATGCGCGCCGGGCGGCGGGCGAGGGCAGCTTCGCCGAGGCCTATGTGGGGCCGAAGGCGGGCAGCAAGCGCAACGCCATCAAGGCGATCGTGCAGGAGTTCGGTTCGGTGAAGCAGGCGGCGCAGCCCTATATGCGGCCCGCGTGGGAGGCGACGAAGAACGCCGTCCTCGACGGGATCAAGGGCGCTCTCCGCACCGAGCTCGACAAGGCGGCAAAGCGGGCAGCGGCACGAGCGCTTCGGCTGGCGGCGAAGAAGGGCTGACATGGAAACCGATCTGCGCACGCTGATCCTGTCGGCCTCGGCGGTGACGGACCTTGTCGGCCAGCGGGTGACATGGGGCGCGCGCCCGCAGGCGGTGACGCAGCCGGACATCGTGCTCGTCAACGTGTCGCAGACGACGGATTATCACCTGCAGGGCGAAAGCGGGCTCGATAGCTCGCTGGTGCAGATGGGCATCCGGTCCAATGTGTCGATGGCCAATGCAATGGCGATCCGCGATGCGGTGCGCGTGGTGCTCTCTGGCTACAAGGGCGTCGTCGGCACAACGACATTCTACGGGATTTTCCTCCGCCAGTCTCGGCAGCGCGTCGAGCAGGCCGAAGGCGGGGGTATGGCGTACCTGATCCAGATGGATTGGGACATTCAGAGCCGCAGCGCGGCGTAATTTTCACCAACATAGGAGGCCGCGATGGCGGACCTGACCATTACCGCGGCAAACGTAAAGCCGGGGACGAACGCGCGTCTGGACCGCAACGGCTATGCGGGCGAGACGATCACCGCCGGGATGCCGGTCTACAAGGCATCGACCGGCTTCTGGATGAAGGCCGACTCCAACTCAGCCACGGCGCTGGCCCGAACCGCGATCGGCATCGCCCTCAATGGCGCGTCGCAATACCAGCCCATCGACGTGCAGACCGAAGGCGAGATCACCATCGGCGCGACGCTGACGGCGAACACGACCTACTACCTCTCGGACACCGCGGGCGGCATCTGCCCGCTCGCCGACGTCGGCAGCGGCGAATACACCGAGATCATCGGCGTGGCAAAGAGCACCACGGTCATGCTGCTCGTCCTCAAGGCGACCGGCGTCGCCAACTAACCCCTGAGACAGGAGACGGAACATGGCCTCGGCAGCACGCATCGGCTACAACACCATCCTCAAGAAAGGCGACGGCGGATCGCCCGAGGCCTTCACCGACTATGGCTGGGAGATCACCAGCCTGGACGGCATCGGCTTCTCCCGCGAGGCGATCGACGCCACGCACCTGCAGTCGGCATCGGGCTATCGCGAGTTCGTCGCGGGGCTCAATACACAAAGCCCGATCACCATCGAGATCCAGTGGGTCGCATCGAACACGGGCGCGCTGCAGACGCTGCTCGAGGCCACGTCGCCGCTCAACAACTGGCAGGCGCTGTTCCCCGATAACTCGACCGTGACGTTTGCCGCCATCATTTCGAGCTTCAAGCTGGGTGCGGTGACCCCGGACGGCAAGCTGACTGCGACGGTGGAACTCACCCCGTCCGGCGCGCCGACCTGGGCTTGATAGATGGCGAACCCCGACAAGGGCGAGGTCGCCATTACCATCGACGGCAAGCCGTTCACGCTCTGCTACTCGAACAACTCGATCAGGCAGCTTGAGACGATCTCGGGCTCGACCTCGTTTGTCGCGTTGTTTGTCGAGTTCGCCAGCGGCGGGCGGCTATCGCTGTTGCAGACGCTGGTGTGGGGCGGGCTGCTCAAATTCCATCCCTCTCTGTCGCTAGAGGATGTGGAAGCGCTGCTCGACGAGATGACGCACGAAGAAGGGAAGTTGATCGGGGAGGCGATCGCAAAAGCGGTCCAATTTCGCCTGGCCGTCCTCGGAATCAACCTCCTCGGAAAAGGCGAGCCAGAAGCCGGCAACGCTTGAGGATGGGCTTGTCGAGTTCATCGCGGCCGGGTTCTCTGAAGACCTGTTCTGGTCGCTGACACCGCGGCAAGTCTGGCGGCACATGCTGGCGGCCCGGAAGCGGGACGCACGAGCGCACAATGAACTGATGACGGCGCACTATCTGGGCGCGCTGTTGCCGCACATGAAGAACCGTCCGCCACTCAAAAAGCTGCTGGTCGATCCCGAACAGGGACCGCGCCAGAAGCAGGACTGGCGCGCGATCAAGGCCGCGTTTCAGGTGGCGCTTTCGGGAGACTGACGGATGGCAGGCGGATCGCTGATCGGCTCTCTGCGCGTCGCGCTCGGGCTGGATTCGGCCCAGTTCACGACGGGGCTGGCGAAGGCCCGTGGCGAAGTCAGCGGCTTCTCCAATGCGGCCAAGATCGGCTTTGCGGCGGTCGGCGCGGCTGCGATTGCGGCCGGCGCGGCGCTGGGCGTCGCGGTCAAGCGCTCGCTCGACCATGCCGACGCATTGGGCAAAGCGGCGCAGAAGGCTGGCGTCTCGGTCGAGGCACTGAGCCGGCTGGAATATGCCGCCCGGCTGTCCGATGTGTCGATGGAAGGCCTCACCGGGTCGCTGACCAAGCTCGGCAAGGCGATGGTGGATGCCACTGTCGACAAGGGCGGACAGGCCTCCATCGCCTTCAAGGCGCTCGGCATCGACGTGCGGGACGCCTCTGGCAACATCCGCGACACGAATGCGGTGTTCCTCGACATCGCCGACCGTTTCGGCCGCATGGAGGACGGCGCGACCAAGTCGACGCTGGCCATGCAACTGTTCGGCAAGGCGGGTGCGGAACTGATCCCGCTGCTCAATAGCGGTCGCGATGGCCTCAAGGGTATGGCCGACGAGTCTGACCGTGTCGGGTTCACGCTGAGCAAGCAGACTGGCGCCGCTGCCGAGG